CAATAGCTTTTAGTCCAGCTATCATTCCGTCAGAGTTAAAAGCGTTTTTAATATCGCCCCATTTGTCATGCAAGCCTTGCATGTATCTACCTAAAACATTCATAGGCTGGAATAAAGCATATATTTTAGTTCGCCATTTATCGTAGTGTTTTATAGCTAAATAAATTATTCCGATTAAAGCTGCTATTCCAATTATCAAAAGTCCAATAGGGTTAGCATCCATTGCAATATTTAAAAGCCATTGAGCTGCTGTGAAAACTTTATTCGCTGCTGCTGCTAGATATAAAGTAGCTTTGTAAGATCCTAAGGCAATAGCGTTACTTCTTACAGCAAGCGTGGCAAAGCCTGTGACTGCTGCCATAACTCCTATTCCTATGTTGTATATACCTAACACTAAAGAAGTCGCGAATATCGCAGCTTTCAAAAGCAAAAACGTTCCTATCAATATTGCTGCAACTGTTACAATTAATCCCATATTATCAGCTATGGCAAAAAGTAGTTTTCTAAAAATTACCATTCGCTTACCTTGCTGAGATTGTTTTATAAAAATAGTATCAAATGCGTGTCCTATTTCCTGTATTCCTGTCGCGACGGTTTGAGTAGCTACATTATATTCTTTTGATGTAGCGTCTAAAGTTTTAGTCTTGTTGTCTACAAATCCTATTTTCTTTTCTAAAAGCTCAAAGTTTTTAGCTAAAGAACCCAATGTCTTAGATACACGTTTGTCAGACAATCCTATTTTCTGTAAAGAAACAGAAACTGAACCTCCTTCTTCTTTTACTCTTCTTAAACCTTTTGATAAAGCAAGTAAAGACTTAATAGGACTTTCAGTAAAATCTTTTCTGATTTCATCTCCAGTTTGACCCATTACCATTCCAAACTCACCTAAAGATTTTCCTCCTTTGGCTACTGCTATTTCTAATCTTCTAAATATTTCCAACATAGAAGAACCTGCTACCTCGGGCGCAACTCCTAAAACGTCTAAAGCTGTGGAAAGCCCTAACACATGGTCAGTACTTACATTCCAAGCTGACACAGAACGAGCTATTTCAGCAGCGTTAGCGATAATCCTTGTTTCTGTGGTTGCGGAAGTATTTCCTAAAGCTACTAAAGTATCAGAAAAGTTTTTAATTCCTTTTACTCCGTCTCCAGTAAGCTGTAATATTCTTAATATTGATTGAGCTCCTTCTTCTCCTTGTATAGGTGAAGCTTTTTCAAGTTGTGCAAACATAGAGGAGAAATTCAAAATATCTTCCGAATTACTCAATCCACTTTGTCCAGCTACTTGTCCAAGCTCTAATAGTTTTTGAGGAGATATTCCTCTCAGGTTGTCTGCTACTTCAAGAACGTCTGCACTAAGTCCTTTTAAGTTGTCACCTGTAATTCCTGTGGTCTTGCTTATTCCTACAAGTCCTTTTTCGTACTGTATTGCAGCGTCTGCTCCTTCTCTTAATACAAATCCTAAACCTAAAGAAGCTCCCATGACTGTTAAGTTAGAGAGCTTGCTTGTAGTGTTTTTCAATCCGTTGTTAACTTTCAAAAGGGCTGCATTTGTTTGCTTTGTGAATCCCATTACATCTCTAGTCATTCTTTTCACTGTGGGTCCGAATGTTCTGTCAGTAGCGGTAAATTCCGTAGGCACTTTTATAGATGCTGGCATAAAATCACTTTTTAGTTTTGTCAGATTGTTTTTTAATTTCCTTAAACCAATAAACAATACCGTGATGGTCAAAATCATCACAGTAAAGTTCATCAATTTCTTTAGGCGTCCAGTTGAAGTTGAAAGCTATGGATTTAATCATTCCGTCAACTCCCCATGTCCACCTTTCTAAAAAACCGCAGCCAATTGACTGATAGTTTCATAATCTTCGTTGTCCATAAGTATCAAATCCCCTTGAGATATTTGACAAATAAAACAAAGTTTTTTGATAATAAACGTTCCTTTTTCCTTTTGGATGTCAAGTCCGTTCATTACATTAGCTTGATCTACTGGATTAATTCTTGTCCTTGGCACAACTTTCTTGATTGAGTTTTCAGCATCTACTGGATACCTAAGCTCATAAGTTGGCTGTGCTCCGTTAAAAGTAAGTAGTCCGTCCTCAATAGCAATAAGCAAATCAGGATAGTCTAATTTAATTTGATCGTCAGACAATAAATTTCTTCTGAATTCTTTTCTTCTGTGAAGTTTTAAGAATTCTACAAGTTCAGCAAAAGCTACTTCTGTTGATACTTTTTGTTCCGGTACTTTGTTTTCCATTTTTTGGTTTTTACTGTGTTATAATTTTTCTAAATTTCCTCCTCCTGATATTTTAACAGTAGCTTCGGAGTTGTTTGTTCCTACTGTAATGTCTCCAACAGGTTTTCCTTTTCCTTTGTAAACTGCACCGCTAATCAATACAATAGTCCAAGTTCCTTGCTCAGGGCTTCCTGATAATAAAGGTAAATTTTCTATCTCTTGATTTGAAATAAAGTCTGCCATAAGAACTCCTGAAAAGCTCCATCGTACTCTGTTGACTTTGTCTATCATTTGACCGTCAGGGGTAATACCGTTCACATCATCTGCAGAACGGTTACCACCTGGGTCCATATCATAGTCATTATCTGATTTTGTTTTGAAGTTAAAACTTCCCAACGTTGGATGATTACATGTTACTGATAATACATCTCCACCAATATAAGTTGCCATAAATATAGTTTTTATTTTGTTTTATTAAAATCCTGTTTGAACCGTTGTAGACTCAATTCTTGCGAATCCGCTACGCTTGTATCGTGCTAAGGTATTAAATCTATTTGGATTTGTAGGGTCTACCTCAACAAAAGTTCCTGCCTTAGAAAATTCAGGTTCTGTAATCAAAGCTCTATCTGCAAGTTCATCCCAGTATCCATAAAGGATAGCTTTCCATTGTTCAGGAGATACTGTTTTACTCGCTGAAACAGTTTGTCCGCTTTTAACAATAACATGATTCCTCACATAAAGCTTTTCAAGCGCATCGTATCCAAACTTAATGTTCCAGTCAATTATCAAGTTTCTCAAGTAAGAAAACTGAAAAGGATTTTCTCCATCAGGATGATAAGTAGATACTAGGTCTTCAATAGTCCAAGAAATTCCATTCCAAACAGAAGTTGAAATTCCATTTTTTACATTATAGTCACGATTGTCGTAAGATGAATTGAAATATTCATCTGTAGAAGATAAACTAGGAGCCTGAATCGTTTGTCCTGAAACATCTAAGTGGGGGCTTTGATTAAACAAGACGCTCGCTACGATTGCGTAAGAGACAGTTATCTCGTCAATAGGAAGTCCGTAAGGCTGAGACATAACAAAAGTGGTTGATAATTCTTTTCTAGTAGACGCCTGAGCTGTTATGTCACCTGAATTCTTACTAGCAGAAAAAGCTGCAAAAGGTTTAAAGTTACTAGGTGAGTAGTTTCCAGTTCCATCTTCTTGATTACCATTAAGCTCCTCAAGATCCGGTATCAAAGTCCAGATAGGGCACGAGATAATCGTGTGCCAATCCTGTGATATTTGATCAAGCTGAGATTGTACAAGTGACGCACTCACATCAGGATTAGATCCAGTAATACCAAAAGTAATACCTCCGTCAATTACGTTAGTTTCCGCTCTATGATCAAATGGAGATGCGCCATTTGCTATTGTTTTACTGACAAGCTGTAATGTGCCTCCAACGGATGCGGCTGTACAAGGGACATTTAACCATCCATTAATAGTGTCCGCAAAGAATTGAACCATGTCGTTAAAAGCTTCTCCAGCTTTTATGAAGTACTCAAGCTTTCCGTTTCCGAAACTTGTTTCATTGTTTATGTATACAGTAACGGTTTGATCCTTTGTTACACTTCCATTAAATGAAAGATCTCTTTCTGAGTAAAGACTAGGGCTTCCGCCTGGAACATCTACAGTCGCAGCCATTGCGTATGTAGGTACTCCTTTCATAACGTCCTCTCCTGATTCAGGGTACATTTTTAAAAACGACCTATGCAACGAAGTTCCATATCCGTACAATTCAGCAGCCTGCTTAGCTGATGTGATTCTTATCTTATCTGGCGTATTTGAAGCCAAGTTACCTGTACTTATTACAAGTACATTTTGAGGCAGCACCTGTGAGGTTGCGCCAAAGTTTCCTTTTTCTATTTTATAACCCGAAACAGAAGCTAGTCTGTTCGTGGGTATTGCTGTGCTAATTCCGTTTGACATTNTTTTTAGTTTTTAATGTATTCGTATTTGTAACCTTTGTCTGTTAAGTCTAAAGTAAAAAGAGCGTGGTTTTCCAGTAATTCAACTCCAACAGGTTCGTCCCTGTTTTCTGTCATCTTTACCATGTACCTCAATCTTCCTATTTTCGTAGTGGTAGTTTCTTGTGGTTTTTCGTCGTCAAAGCAAGTAAAATTTTCAACATTTTTAGTACCTACAATTCCCGGAGCTAATTCTAAGTGAGTATATTCTTCACTATTAAGAATATACATTATCATTCCAATAAACTTGTTAAGCTTGATTGACGTTATCTCGCCTGAGTTATTCTTGTCAGTTCCTTTTTCGCTTACATATACGTCAATATTGTAATACACGGAACCTCTAGATGAACTATTCAGTCTTGTATCGTAATCAGCTGTAGACAAGCTAACATTTATCATAAGTTTCTCAACAGCGTTGAAAGGACTTATTCTTGACTTATATACATTAATTGCGTCAGAAAAACCTTGTAGAGTTTTTTGCTCGGACAATTCATCAAAAACAATACCACCAATATTTGATAGTACCTTTTCAAAATTTCTTTCCGTAATTATGTTGTTAATTTTAGCCATTGTTATTGTATATCAGATAAAATGCATACTATTAATCCTAGAGTCTCATTTGGATATGTTTCAGATACTANNTAGTTTCTTACTTCTTTTGAACTATCAACTACTTTTACTCTATGATTGTATAATTCTACTTCATTGCTTTGATTCCGTACAGGATAAAGCTTTTCCGTTAGTTCCTCTTCACTAATACATATATGTGCGCTTTTTGTATTTACAACGCTGATTTCGTCTTGAAATCTTAGCCAATGCTTAGTAGAGTATCCAGTAACGTCAACAGAAGTATTACCATCGGGGGTTTCCAGTGAAATGTCACTTTCAAATCCCCCTTTAGTAATATACTTTTTAGAGTCCTTTATCGCTAAGTTTAAAAGGTTACCTCCCATCTTATGCTACAAATTCTTCTGAATTAACAACTTCTAACACAGCCGCCAAAATGTCAGCTTTATTAGCGTCCAAGTCAATGTGGTCAAATAAGTCGTTTAACTCAATTTGAGCTTCCGTCCAAGCAATAAGCTCGTCCTTCAACATCTCCTCAATCTCAGCAACTACGTCTTCTTTACTAGCTGGGTCTCCATCTGTATCGGCTGCACTTGCTTCCGCTGCCGCTTCTTCTTGTTCTTT